TACGATGGGTACTCGATGAGAGGTTTGGAGGCTCGTGAAAACGGCTATGTCAAAGAACTTATTTTTGGCGAGTTTGGCGATATTATGCCAGCGGCTATTGGTGGCGGCTCGACTACTTACTACGCCGACTATCACTACACTAATATCCCTACGGCAGAGGCTTTGCGTGGTGTCCTGTTCGGCGGTGCTGCGGATGACGGTGCGGCTGCGGGCTTCGGCTTTGCGTACTCGGCTAACGCTCCCTCGGCTGCGAATGCGCGTATCGGCTCTCGCCTTTGCTTTATCCCTCAAAACTAATGTATCGGTATGAGTAACAAGAAAAAACACAACAAGGAAGTAGTCATAATCAACATTTTTGTTGAAGCCAAAAATGTTGATGACGGCAGCCTCGCATTTCTCGGAATAAAACCGATTGAGCGAGAGAGGTTTTTCGATTGTCCCGAAATCAGCGTAAACGAACTGATTGACCGCAAATTTTGGGTCGTTGATTACCTCGAAGATGTCAAAACGAGATACGGAAAAAGGTACTTGGTCAAAATCAAGTTCAACAAGAACGATGACGACTCCCAAGCCCGCAAATTTTTCACAAACTCTTTTGACATCAAGAGCGTGTTATCGCAAATTGGGGAGTTGAACGCTTTCCCTCGCAGGGTAACATTGCGGACTTCGGGGCTGCGAACATATTTTGAATAACAGAAAAGGTTGGTTGCTCTCGTGGTGTCCTGTTCAGCGGTAATGCGAATAACGGTGCGAATGCGGGCTTCAGCTATGCGAACTCGAATAACGCTCCCTCGAATACGAATGCGAATATCGGCTCTCACCTATGGTTTTCAATGGTTACAAAATGCATAAGTAAAGAGCAACGACCTTGCCTCTTGGCAAAAAATCTCGAACCAACAAAACGGTGCTGGTAGGGATATTTCCCGAACGCTCCAAGTATGAAAAGCAAAGCGCAATGAAAAGAATTGGCAATTTATATGAGCGTATAATCTCGGTTGAGAACCTCGAACTTGCTGACAAAAAGGCAAGGCGGGGCAAGGTGCGCTCGTATGGTGTTCGCTACCACGACAAGAACCGTGAGGCGAATATCCTTGCTTTGCACGAGGCGTTGAAAAATAAGACTTTCAAGACCTCACCCTACGAAACCTTTACAATACACGACCCGAAGGAGAGAGAAATTTACAGGCTGCCGTACTATCCCGACAGAATAGTGCATCACGCCATTATGAATATCCTCGAACCTATTTGGGTATCCGTATTTACAGCCGACACATACTCCTGCATCAAGGACAGGGGCATACACGGTTGTATGCGGGCGGTTGATAAGGCTCTCCAAGATAAGGAGAACACCCGCTACTGCTTGAAGATAGACATACGCAAGTATTATCCGAGCATAGACCACGATATAATGAAACGCCTCGTGCGCCGCAAAATCAAGTGTAAAGACACGCTCGAACTTCTTGACCAAATCATTGATAGTGCGGACGGCGTTCCTATCGGCAACTACCTATCGCAGTATTTCGCCAACCTGTTCCTTGCCTACTTCGACCATTGGGTAAAGGAGGTGCTGCGTATTAAGTATTATTTCCGCTACGCTGATGATATTGTGGTGTTGCATAGCGACAAGGCTGCGTTACACGAGATTTTCGCCCGCATTGAACGCTACTTGCGCGAGGAACTGCGCTTGACGGTTAAGGGCAATTATCAAGTGTTCCCGATAGCCAGCAACCGCTATGACCGTAGCGGGCGTGGGCTTGACTTCGTGGGGTATGTATTCTATCACGAGCAGAAGCAAATCCGCAAGAACATCAAAAAGAACTTTTGCCGTGCTGCGGCGAAACTGAACAAACGCCCCTACTTATCCGACAAGGAGTACAAGCAGAGGATATGCAGTTGGTTCGGCTGGGCGAAGTACAGCAATTCAAGACATTTATTGAAATAAATCATTAAACCGAGTATTTATGGCAATTTATGACAACAAGCCTTCGATTTTCGAGGCAAACGGCGATGGTTCGTACACCTATCGCTGGAACATCAAAGAGGTTGAAATCGCCGCCGGAGGCGAGAGCGAGGAAACCGCAACCAAATGGGAGTGCGAGGAGGTTATCGTATGGGGTACGGTAACGAGCGACAAACTGACAGAGGCTGTCATCGGCAAGATGTGTCCCGTTGGTCGTGAGCAGAAGTTAATCAACGAGTTCAACGCCGCTAACCTCGGCGTATATGGGGCAAAGACCTCGACTGCGGCGCAGGAGAAAATCGCCGCATACAAGTCGTTCCTTACGGAGCGTGATGCTCTGAAAGCACGGGTCGATGCAGATTGTGCAACCTTGAAAATCTTGTAACGGTTATGGCAAAGCGTTTCAGCGAACTTGGTATCAAGCAGCAGGACGACAGGAAGATTTTCAACTGCCAGCAGGTATCCATTACCGACATCTTGAACAGCGAGATTGAGGTATTGGACTACATACCTGATATGAAGACCCAGCACGGCGAGGGTCGTTACCTCATACACTATCGGGAGAACGGTACAGAGGGCAAATTTTTCTCCAATTCGGGAGCATTGAAAAGTGTCCTTGACCAAATCCCCAAAGAGGAGTTTCCGTTTATAACCACAATCCGTTGCACGAAGTGTGGCAACGGTAAGATTTATCAGTTCACATAATGAAAATTTACCACAACGATACCGTCTTACTCGACATTGCGGTAGATGACAACAGCTACCGTTACAGGGCTATCAAGGGGGAACACTCCTTGACGCTCTACTATGCGCTGGCGGAGCATATCGAGATACCCATTGGGGCTTACTGCGTATTTGAGAACGAAACTTACACCCTCGAAAAGCCCGAAAGTTTCAAGATGAAACATAGCCGCAATTTCGAGTACACCGTGATTTTCGAGTCGCCCCAAGCAAAGGCGGGCAAGTTCAAATTCCGCAACCCTATTGACCGCCGTCTGAAATTCAACCTTACGGCGAAGCCCCGTGAACACCTGCAAATGTTCGTGGATAATATGAATATGCGCGATAGTGGCTGGACTATCGGCGAGTGCATCGAGGCTCCCGAAAAACTCATTTCGTACAATCACTTGTTTTGCATTGATGCGCTCGCGCAACAGGCAGAAACCTTTGAAACCGAGTATGAGGTTGTCGGCAAGCGTGTATCGTTGCGTAAGGTAGAGTACAACAAGGACAACCCGCTGCCGCTCTCCTACGGCAAGGGCAACGGCTTCAAACCCGACATCGGACGCTCCAACTTTGAGGACGGCGTGGCGAAAGAGGTGCTATTTGTACAGGGCGGCACGGAGAACATCGACCCCAGCACCTATGGCGGCTCGGAACTCCTGCTGCCGAAAAACCAAACTATCCGCTACGATGGCGTACACTTCGAGGGCGAGGAGGGCTTTGACGCTTCGGCGGCACGAACCTACATCACAGATGCGGACGGCTACTCAATCCGCAGAGCCGACAAGACCCCTACCACCAACGCCGAAGATAGCCTTGATTGCTCGGAGATTTACCCCAAGCGTATAGGCGAGGTCAGCAGCGTTGTGGAAGTTGATGCAGACAAGCATTTCTACGATATTGTTGATGCGTCTATCCCCGCCAACCTCAATTTTGAGGATTATCTGATTGAGGGCGAAACGATGACCGTCATTTTTCAGTCGGGTATGCTTGCGGGCGGCGACAAGCAGTTTGAGGTTAAGTACATACACGAGGCGAAGGACGGCAAGGCTGCCCGCCGCTTCGAGATTGTTCCGCAGGAGATTGACGGCGTAACAATGCCGGGAGGTAACTACTTGCCGCAAGCGGGCGACACCTACGCCGTATTCAATTGTATGCTGCCCGATGCGTACATCTGCGACAACGCTACCAAGTCGGGTGCTTCGTGGGATATGTTCCGTGAGGGTGTGCGCTACCTCTACGAACACGAGGAGGTGCGCTTCTCGTTCACGGGAGAGTTGGACGGTATCTGGGCTAAAACAGATTGGGTGAACATCGGCGGGCGCATCAAGTTGGGCGGGTATGTTCGCTTCACAAATGAGCAGTTCCAGCCCGAACCTATATTGGTGCGTATCGTTGGTATCAAGGACTATATCAACAACCCGCACAGCCCCGAAATTGAGTTGTCAAACTCAACCGTAGGCGGCAGCACATCGACCACTCTGAAAGCGTTGGAGAATAACGAGGTGCGTATGGAGAGCCTACACAAAGAGGCAATTCAGTTCACTAAACGCCGCTACCGTGATGCAAAGGAAACTATGGATATGCTCGGCGAGGCTCTGTTGGAAAACTTCACGAACTCCATTAACCCTATCACGGTTCAGACAATGGCGATGCTTGTCGGCGATGAAAGCCTACAATTTCAGTTCGTGAACAACACCACCAGCCCTGTTGCGGTGGCGCATAATGTTGTGTGGGATAGTGAGGCGAAGCAGCTGCGTTGTCCTGCGGGTATTATCCAGCACCTCACGCTCGGTATCAAGAGCCTATCTTCGAGCCACGCCGCCAGCGAGTACAAGTTTTGGGCTATGGAGGCATTCACGAGCGCAATTTTGACCGAAAGCAACAAGCGATACTACCTGTATGCAAAAGTGAGCAAAACGGAGAAAACGGGCGTATTTTATATGAGCGAGGAGGCAATTGCTATGGAGGGCGTTTCGGGCTATTACCACCTGCTTATGGGCGTTCTGAATAGCGAGTATGAGGGCGAGCGCAGTTATGTATCGTTGTATGGCTTCACGGAGGTTCTACCGGGTCGCGTAACAACCGACAAGGTTGTGTCGGCTGACGGCAGTTCCTTCTTCGATATGCTCAACAACGCCTTGAAGTTGGGCGATGCGCTTGACTTCAACTCGCAGGGAGATAAGAAAATGCGCCTCAAAGGTACGCTCGTTCAGAGTGAGAGCGGCGATGAAAGCCCCGTTGGGTGTTACCGGGGCGTGTATAACTCCGCCTACACCTACTACAACGGCGATGAAGTGGCGTTTACCGTTGCGGGTGTTACCTCGACCTACCGCTACACCAATGCGAACCCGACCAAAGGCATTGACCCTACCAACGCCGCATATTGGCAAGTACAGGCTGCGGGCGTAAAGGGCGACCAAGGCATACCGGGTAATGACGGAGCCGATGGCAAAGACGGTAAAGACGGTAAAGACGGCACGAGTGTAGCCGTATCGGGCAACAGCATTACCTACCAAGCCTCTAACAGCGGCACAGCCGCTCCTACGGGCGAGTGGCTTGCCTCGCCTCCTGCGTTGCAGAAAGGACAATTCTTGTGGACTAAAACGGTTGTAACCTACACGGACGGCAACGCTACAACTGCCTACTCTGTGTCGTATTACGGTACTGACGGCAAGAACGGAGAGGACGGAGCTGACGGCACAAGCATTTCAATCAAGAGTTCTTCGGTACTCTATGCAGTCGAGGCGACAGGTACGCAACCTGCCGACTCCGCTTTCACGCATAGCACAATCCCCGCTGTTCAAGCAGGGCAATACCTATGGAGTTTGACAAAGGTCGTATATTCAGACGGCACGGAAACAAAGTGCTACGGAGTGTTCCGCATAGGCGAGGACGGAGAACAGGGAGCGCAGGGAGCAGCAGGAGCGGACGGCAAGACCTCCTACCTGCATATCAAGTACAGCAATGACGGCGGGCAGACCTTCTCGTCAAATGTGGGCTTGCGTATGGCTGGGTTCAAGTCGCTGCGCCTTATGGGAAACGGCGGCTTCCGCTTCACTGATAGCAATCTCGGCGAGGTTGCGGGCGAGTGGATAGGTACTTATGTGGACTATGAGCCTATGGATAGCACCGATGTATTCCGCTACAAGTGGGTTAAGGTCAAGGGCGAGCAGGGCAACGCTGGCGACT